CCTCCGCCTTCGGGTTTGTTCTGTTTGATTATCGGAGGGAAGCTGGCAGCTATCGTCGGGATTCCACTAGAGACTTTCTTAGCCGAAGTCGAGCCCCGAAAGATAATAGACGCACAGGGCTAAAAGGAGTTATGAAAGGTTTGTTGCCTGATAGTATTATTAAGAATAAAAAAGCCGAAGAAGACTGGACGGACGAAGAGACCGACAAGGTGCTACTGAATCCACTCTTTGCTGGAAGTTCTTCGGAACGGCAATTAGGGTTTAAGTCGAAGCGCGGCTTTGCTTCAGTCCATCGACGGATTTGGGAATTCCAGACGGACCGTCGAGACGATAAACCGATTGACTATGTGCCGACGGTCTATCGGGAAAGCCGAAGGGGCGAGCGCTGGAATGCGTTCGAGCTAAGGTTTCTTCGGGAATGGAAAAAGAACGGTCTGCCAATCAAGAAGCTCGGGCCGCTTATGCAAAGAGATTTGTGGGAAATTAAAAAAGTTTGGAACGAGTATGAATAAATTCTTGGACCCCGAAACCCACCCCGAAGAAGTCTTGGGCTACGTCGAGGACTTTGTTGACGCGAAGACCGGACAGTATTTAGGGTATCGGAAGATTCCAGAGCCGACGCGGTCTTGCGGTTCTCGCGGCCGGCTTTACTTGACTCTGGTTGAAGACCTCTTCCTGGTCAAGGGGTATCGGCGCAAAGTGGCTATCGTCAAAGCTCGCAAGCAACGTCCGCGCGCAGTAATCGCCACTATTCAAATTTTGAGCGGAAGGAAGAAAAACAACCATCTTGTCCCGAACTAGAGCACGCAGGAATCGTCAGGAATGCACGCTAGGACCTGTTTTTATTGCAAAAGAGTGTCAACATAGCGGCAGCTAATGAAAACTCTCTTGGATATCCCCAAAGACCGCGAGCGGGAATGGGTCGGAATGCCCGATTTCAAGCAACGCAACTTGATGCCGTTCAAGTCAGTCATCGTCCATTTCTCTAGCGCTCAAGACCAAGAGCGATTTGCCCAGCTGGTCGGGCAAACGGTAACGCACCGCACGCGGTCCATCTGGTTCCCCAAAGCGAAGATTACCCGATATGTCGACAAGCGATATTTCAGCCAGTTGCAAATCAACCCGAGATATCCGATTTACATCGTCTCGAAAGGCCGTTGGGAATCCCGCTTGACTGCCAGAGCTCTGGAGCGAATCAAAGTCCCTTATCATATCGTGGTCGAGCCACAGGAGCTCAAAGCGTATGCAAAGGTAATCGACCGGAAAAAGATTCTGGTCCTGCCGTTCTCCAATTTGGGGAAAGGCTCTATCCCCGCTCGCAATTGGATTTGGGAACATTCGCTAGCATCTGGAGACGAGCGCCATTGGATTCTCGATGACAATATCCGAGGGTTCTACCGGCTGAACGACAACTTGAAAGTGGAAGTAAATTCGGGCAGCACGTTCAGAGCCGCTGAAGACTTCGCCGATAGATACTCTAACGTCGGGCTGGCGGGGATGAATTATTTTATGTTTGCCCCAAGAAAGAGCCCGTCTATCAATCCGTTTACTTTGAACACGCGCATCTACTCCTGTATCCTTATCCGCAACGATTTGCCCTATCGGTGGAGGGGAAGGTATAACGAAGACACAGACCTCTCTCTACGGGTATTGAAAGGCGGGTTGTGCACGGTCTTGTTCAATACGTTCCTGATAGACAAAGTGCAGACGATGACCATGGCCGGCGGCAATACGGACGAGCTTTACCAGGGCGATGGAAGATTGCGGATGGCCAAGTCGCTCCAGAAGCAGCACGGCAATCTGGTGGAGATTAAAAAGAAATGGGGACGCTGGCAACACTCCATCAACTATCGCCCCTTTGCCAAGAACCGGCTCAAGCTGAAATCGGGGCTTTCCATTTCGAGCGAGAGAGATAATTATGGGATGGAACTTGACTACGTAAACAATCGCCATGCCTAAGCTGCTCGATATGCCCCTGGACTGGGAGCGGGAATGGGAAGGGATGCCCAAATACGCTCAAGAGAACCTCATGCCTTGGCAGACGCTCAAAGTCCACTTTACCTGCCAGCAGGACCGGGAGAAGTTTGCCAAGCTAATCGGGCAACGATTGACTCCGAAGACGCAATACGTTTGGCACCCGAAGCGGGAACGGAACGTGGTGGAAGGCGTGCGCTACGCAGCCCAGTCTCAAGTCGTCCCCCGATACCCCGTCTACATCGTATCGAAGGGGCGCTGGAAGTCTCGTCTAACCAGCCGGACCCTGGAAGCAATCCACGTCCCTTACTATATCGTGGTGGAGCCGCAGGAACGCAAGGAATACGCGAAGGTTATCGACCGCGACAAGATACTGGTTCTCCCGTTCTCCAATCTCGGCAAGGGGTCAATCCCCGCAAGAAACTGGATATGGGAGCACGCCATCAAGTCCGGGGCGGAGCGCCACTGGATTCTCGACGACAATATCCGCCACTTTTTCCGCCGGAACAAGAATGCCAAAGTAAAGGTATCTGACGGCGCTATCTTCCGCGCGGTCGAAGACTTTGCCGACCGCTACCAGAACGTTGGCTTAGCGGGGATGAACTACCACTTCTTTGCCAAGAACAAGCAAGTTATTCCGCCCTATGTCTTGAATACCCGTATCTACTCCTGTATCCTTATCAAGAACGATTTGCCCTATCGGTGGCGCGGTAGATACAACGAAGATACGGACCTCTCCCTAAGGGTCCTTCGCGACGGACTTTGCACGGTCCAGTTCAATGCTTTCCTCGCCGGCAAGCAACAGACGATGACGATGAAAGGAGGCAATACGGACGAGCTGTATCAAGGCGATGGCCGGCTCAAGATGGCGCAAGCGCTCCAGAAGCGCCACCCCCGGTATGTTAGAATTATCCAGCGCTTCGGCCGCTGGCAGCATTGCGTCAACTACCACGTATTCAAAAACAAATTGATACTGAAACCAGATGCTACCAAGCAGCTCGACTTTGCTATCCGCCTGGTGAAGAAAGTATGATAAGTATATACGGGAGAACTAATAAGACTCCTTGGGTCTGTACGATGTGTAGTGATGACTGGACTCAATTTGTAGCAATCAAGCACGGGAATCGTCCGCAATACTTTTGCAGCTCGTGCGTTAGTATTCTAAAGATACTGATAGATATTAAAACTTTTGGAGACTGGAAAGAATGGGAGCCGATTGTTTCTCCGGAAGAAATCGCTAAAGCTACTGAAGATTACGTAAACGAATTACGACCAGTAGTAGCAACGATACGCAAAGTTGGTTTTTGTTCGATTCGAGAAATAGCTTTTAGTTTGAATGCGCGGGGATATGTAGACTTGATGGGAGAAGACTTCAACTGTAAGTCTGTAAAGAGCTTGCTTAGTCTTGTGGATACGACTAACTTGCGAAAATAAATTTATGCCAGTCGGACCCAAAGGGAAATATTATCCCAAACCCCAGAAGCCAACGGAAGCGCAAATGGAGGAGCGTATCCAATATACCGAACTGCTCTTGCGCCAGGGACATGTCTTGAAGCATACCATAATGGCATTAGTCAAGAAAAAGTTCAACGTCAATCACGCAACTGCGGAAACCTACCTTAGTCGCGCGCGAGAGAGGCTCCTTATCCATATCCAAAGAGCAAAGGAAGAGCTTCGTGCAGACTCTGTCGCCTGGTGGGAAGGCAATATCCTCGACAAGAAAGCTCCATACATAATCAAGCAGAACGCCAGACGTCAAATGGACCGTATCCTCGGCTTGGAAATACTTCAGCTGGAGCACTCGGGGAAGATAACAACTACTGGGGTTGATATCGAGACGCTGGACTTGGATACCCCGACTCTCGAAAAGCTCTTGGAAGCGATAAGAAAAAAGAATGGTGCTCACTCAGGTAAGTGAAGAGAAGGTTCTGGCGGCTCTTTGCAAGCGCAGCTTCTACCGTTTCCTCTTAGAGTTTTGGGACTTAATCGTAGCCGAGCCGCTCGTCGCTAACTGGCACATCAAGTATCTCTGCGACGAGTTGCAGGAGGTAGCCGAGCTGGTATTCGCTGGATGGCCGAAAGAATATGACGTAGTAATCAACGTCCCTCCCGGCTCGTCCAAGTCAACCATCTGCTCGCAAGCGTTCCCCGCGTGGTGCTGGGCGCGTATGCCGAGCACCAAGTTTATTTGTGGCTCCTACGCGCATCAAGTCGCGCTGAAAGACTCGCTCAAGACTCGGGATATCGTCCAGTCGGAGCGATACCAGCGTTGCTTCCCCAATATCCAGCTGCGCGAGGACGAGAATACCAAGGGGCTGTTTACCAATACGCAGATGGGGTTTCGCTTGTCTGTTGGCGTCGGCGGGCTGGTAACTGGATACCATGGCCACTTTCTGATTGTCGACGACCCTATCAACCCCGAAGAGTCTTTCAGCGAAGCGGAATTGAAGTCCGTCAACCGCTGGATGACCAATACG